TTGAATCTTTTATACCTTTTTCGATTCTAGCGTCATAAGTGCCGACCTTACCTGGTAGTTTTGAATACCAGTGTAAATGATCTGTACCTGGTATAAACTTATCAGATTGATCGGGAGTTTTATGAAAGAAATCTATAAGTTTATCACATACAGACTCATCTATAAAATATTCTCCTATAAAACTAGGACTAGTGCTTGACATAATATGGTTTCGTTGTTATAATACCCTTGTGGGTCCCTTCAGATTAGTGTATAGTTTTCTTGCTTGGAAAATATGTATTATAATCTTCCTCAGATAACTCTTCTTGCATAAGATCGTCAGCCTCACGCCCCATTTCTGAAATTAATTCCGCGGCCCGTTTAATATCTTCATCTGTTAAAGGGGTCTTTTTTATTTTAGCTCTTTGTTTTACTTTTTCCATTATAACTTTATAATAAGATTTCATATCAGCTGCCACATTACATATAGTTATAATTCTCTCTTTTGGTATAGAGAATACACTATCATTGGCAAATTGCATCCAAGGTCTTAACGAGGTAAAGTCTTCCACCATGCCAACACCTATTGCTTTACTGTTTAAAAGTATTTCTAGTGGATCAGTAATTCGTAGGAATTGCGATTCTTCATCTGTTAGATTGATATTACCTATCAATTCAGAACCATCGGATAACTTTACAATTCTTAAAGAGTTTTGTTTTGTCATACTATAATATTTATATTAGTTGCCACCCTGGCTTTTTCATCTGTTTGGTAAATGTGACCATGCAACATATGGCCGTCAAATACAACAAGTCTATTTGCTTTTGATTGTACTCTTTGACCATTTTCAAAGTATGTACCACCATTAGTAGTATTAATATAATAAATCATTGTTGTATATTTAAAATCGTATCCATGATCATTGTGCAGCCCAGCACCATCTACTGCTTTATATGAATAATTATCAGGCATTCTAGTAAATAAATTAGTTCTAGCATTTATTATCTTTTCATATTCAAAGTTTTTAAGTATAGGCTCTAATGCTATAGAATAGTGTGGTATCTCTTTTTCTTGTATATTGTCTGCTGGTGATATAAAAGATATTTCATCTTGAGTATATTCATTACAAAAACCTGTAAACATATATTGAAAGAAAAAACTATTAGGATCCTGTGGTACTGATTTATAAGTCCACTTAATATTCTCGGTCATAAGTAAACCATAGTTCTCTTGCCACTTATCATGTGGTAAAAAATCATCTATTATTTCAAATCTCATTGTAGTATAATATTCATATTGGTTGCTATCTGTGTCTTGATATTAGTTTGCCATATTGCTCGATGAGGTGTCTTACCATCAAAAACTATAAGTCTATTAGATACCTTATCAATTTTTCCTTGGCCTTCAACATATGTTCCGCCATCAGAACCATTTATATAATAAATTAAAGTGATATAATCTTCATCTACTTGATGATCTATATGTGTGCCTGTTTGATTATCTGTTTCGTGCCACCAAGTATATAAATTAGTTTTTATATCAATAATCTTTTTTATATCAAACTTATCTAAAATAGGTTGACACATTATATTCCAATAAGGTTGAGAGGTATTAGGTTTATCTGCTGGGCTTATAAATTTTGAATCATAATTTTCTCTTGACGACTCTTCGTCACCGTGAAACCAATGTTGAAATAATACTGCTTTATATTGATTGGCAAAAACATCATTTTTCTTTGTGTTGTAAGACCACTTAAAGTCTGTGCTAAACACTAGGTCATATTGTGCTTGCCATTGTTCTTTTGTAAGAAAGTCATCTATTACTTCAAATCTCGACATTATGTATCTCGTATTCAAATTGTTCTTCGTTATATATCTTTACTCTTTCCTCAAAGTGCTTAAGAGTATAATTCATTCTCTCATTATGAGTGAGATCATCTGATATATCGTAAAGTTTAGCGTGAGTTTTAGAGTCGCCGAGCCTTAGCCCACGACCAATAGATTGTAGATTTCTTATACGAGACTTACTAGGACTTGCGAATACAACATTGTGTAAATTCCTAATATTAATACCAGTGGAGAAAGTTCCATAACTAGCGATAATAATAGCGTCAGACTCTTTTTCAGTAATTGCCCTAACTTGTTCCCGTTCAGCAGCGGATACGCCACCATGTATAAAAAAGACTTTGCGGTCATCTTTTACTTTGTCCTTTATTAGATTATATAGTATCTCACCGTGTTTCTCTACTAGTTGGTAAAGGCAGAGTGTATTACCAGTAGCTCGAACACACAAATTACGAATGAAATTATTTCGAACCTGTGACCCGACAATGTACTCAATTTCTTCTTGATAACTTTTGTCATATAGATACTTACTATCTTCTTTCTTGTGTTTTAAAATTAAACATCTTATAGTTAGGTTGGCAACCTGTTTTCTTTCAATTAAATCTTTTGTTGTCGTAACCTTATTCGCAATACCAAACAAACCTTCTAATACTAACTTATGTGTTAATGTACCATCGAGTGTCCCAGTCAGACCTATCCTGTACTTACAATTAGCAAGTTTAGTCATAATGGTCGTTAATGATTTACTTTTAAATAAGTGTGCCTCATCACCGAACACCGCACCAAAATCTGAAAAAAATTCGTTTGACATATTATATATGCTTTGCCAAGTGCTCACCACGATCTTTTTGGTTGTCATCTTGTCATACTTCGCATATATTCGGTCCACATTCTTTGCAACATTATATCCATAAGATTTAAAGTCGCCATACATCTGTTCTACGAGTGAAGTTGTGGGTACAATAATTAGCACACGATTTTTCTTTTCGTCTTTTAATAAGTGAGAATAGTATCTAAGAAGGGAATAGATAATAAATGATTTACCACTTGCAGTCGGACTAACTAATAATGTTCTATTAAATTTTAATGCTGTATGTACAGCGTCAACTTGATAATCTCTAGCCTCAAACTTTTGACCTAGATTATTACAAAATTTTTCTACTATATCTCTATCTGTTTTGTTTATAACCCCAACCCCTGGGCCAGCAACTATTGGTAGGTCTCGTTCTTCAGCATATTGTTTTATGTATGGGTACAATCCCAAATACATTTCTTTTGTCTTTTGTGAGAATAGTCTGATCTTACCATCCCATACTCGATTACGATATGCTGGCATAAACTTAAACCCAGGAACTTCGAATGTAAAGAATTCAGATAGTTCTCTTGCAACATTGGGTTCAGCGTCTATTGTTAAATAGACATCATTCTTTTTCTCAACTATTAGGGTCATAAAGCGCCACTAGTAAATCTTCTCCACTCGATTGCGTTCTTTATTGTAAACGATCTATTGTTTATCATTCTTAATACCTGTTCTAGATAGTTTACTATTGCCTCTTGATATGCCATTTTAGCCTGCACCTTTTGTAAATCTTCATCAGCATTAATATAGTAGTGTACATCTGCCTTTAATACTTTTAAATCAAATGGTTTTTCTTTATATACTTCAGGATCAGATTTACCTGTATAGTATTCCCACTTCTCTCGTTGTAAAGTCTTTTCTTCCCATTGAGATTTCTTCAATAGTAAGTTAAACTTATTATAGTATTGTAGGTATTTGTTATGTAAGATTGGTGTCTTTAAAGATTCAGTATCTAATTCAGTATCATCAATAACTAAATCTTTGTCGGCCTGAGCCTGTATTTCGTCTAATGTCATAATAATATTATATCACCTTTACGGTGAAAAGTCAAGTGTTATGTTGTACTTATTTGATTTATTGTATATCCAAGATAATTAAAACTTGCAGTACAAACAACATAGTCCACATCTGTACCACCGACATTATATTCTAAACTTGATATACTTGTCGGGTAAATATTTTTAAATCTTATTTCAGTTTTTACTATGTTTTTACTATTGAGTATTGATACTGTGGCGTCTGAATAAGTTCCTTGTTCAGGCACAGGAGCAGTAACCGAATCAGTAGTGGATGGTTTGGCCTGTGGGGGATTACCAGACGCCAATAGGGTTGCAAATTCATCGTGGGATTCTGCAAAACCTAAGCGTGATATCCATTGGTGCAATTCATTAAAGTTATTTAAATTCTCATCTACTAAGAATGATATATTTAATGGATCAAAAGTTATTTTATCCCCAGGTACTGGATAGTCATACATTGATGTTGGTACAGTAGCAGTACCTAATGATAGTCCTGGTATGTTAACAGACTGACAAAAGTATTCTGTTAGCGGTAAATAGTTTATTATCAACCTAAACTGGGTCTGTGCCGAGTAGTCTAGTTTAGTCGGTTGTCTGTTAATAGCTGTTGTTTCTACCATACTTATATTTATAAGGCTAAAAAAAAGGGGGATCAAAAGATCCCCCCTTAATTTTTGTTGCAAAAGCAACTAACGAGATTACATCAAGTTAGCAACTTTAACTCTTCTGTAATAGAAGTTTTGATTTGCAGCCGCAGGTGCGGTTACATCAATACTACCATCAGCAGCAGTGTTAGCAAATGGGTTTTGAACCATTCCGTATCTAGTCTTAAATCCAATTTTTGGTTGGAATGTATCTTGACCAACTGCTCTTACCATTTGTAATGGTACATAAGGGCAATAGAATAATCCAGCGTCATAAGGTGAAGAACCTTTATAACCAACCACATAGTATTGACTAGCAGAAACATTTGCAGCATATGGATCAACATAAACTTTAAATCTTCCGTTAAGAACACCAGCAAAAGTATTTGCAGTATCGTCAACATTTAGTGAGTTGTTTAGTGCAGGAGTATAGTCAAGTATACCAGCCATTTGAAGGGCAGAAGCAACATCAGCAGAAGTTATGATGATATTACCTTTTCCTCTTCTTGTTTTTTGACCGATAGCGTTTGCGTCTCTTTCGAGTTGGAACATTAAACCTTTGAACTTCTCAACAGACCAACGACCGTTTGAGTCAGTATCTAAATCAAACACACCAGCAGTTGTTGTGTTTACTTCAGCACC